CCACATCACCAGGCCAGAGAGCGTAGGCCAGTTCGTCATCCAGTGTTTTCCATGTCTGCTTGTATTCGCGATGAATGGCAGCAATGACCGGGCAGATTTTTCCTGTTGAATTTTCAGTGTACTGTTGATTGGTTCTGGCGCGGGCGAGATCAACAACAGACGTGTATTTTCCGGTTTCCTTGCGTTCACCTTCGCGACGTTTTTTCCAGATGCGCATCTCTGCCTGAATTTCGGGCCATTTAGCACCAGGAATACATTTATGCTTAACCCACCCAATGGCGTGCAACTTAAGCTCCGGATACATGGCGTTAACTTCTGGCATTTTCATCAACGCTTCAACGATATGTCCGTCGAATGTTGCCATGTCTTCCTGCAACAATTCCTGTGCGCTAATAACCATATCAACGGTGATGTTTTCACATGTGTCGAACTTAACCATGACAGCGTTCTGTACTTCAGGGGCCAGCTTGTCAAAAGTGACGTTCATCGGATCGGATTCAGTCTCAACCGGGACAAAGGAAGCAGACTCCTCATCCCAGCGGTTTTCCTGCATATATTCAGCATCCCAGGAATCGAGGGCAGGGCGGGGTATACCGGGTTTATCCTCGCAGACAAGAAATTTATAAGCGCAGTCCTGAGCAGCCGGATAATGCTCCAGGAATTGCCAGTGAAATTTTGCGCGGGCGCGACGTTCATCACCGGCTTCAATGGCAGTGGCTACAGCGACGGCACCTTCTTCCTTTATTGCCTGTTCGTCCGGAATGGCGGCGCAAATAAAGACTTTACTCATTTTGTTTTACCTCATTACAGATTTAAGGGTGAACAAATCCCTGCCATTGCTGGCATATAAGAATGAAACCGGATATTTATTACGGAACTGTTTTAAAGACCTGCCGGGATTTCGTTATTATCCTGGTGAATAACTTTATCGACCGGGTAACAGTTACCGGGAATTTTCTGTTCGGTTGCTGCAGTCACACACTCCTGCATTGTCCTGTGAACACTGACTGCAATATCAACTGGCTCTCCGGAAACAAGAAAAACTGTCAGAACAAGTGCAAATGCTGTATTCATTGCCAGCATCCTTTTTGTATCGGACGTAAACGGGCCAGCATTGAAAGAATGCATATTTTATTTAATAGCTCCCGTTCGTGTTTTCTCTTGTTAATGGCATCTTCAGTAAATACAGGGTTACTGATAGTGACACCAATTTCAAAACAACCTTCAGACGTATTAACGTTTGGTAATAACGTTTCCATTATCGCGTCCTCAACAATGAATTTTGTGATGCGGTGCCTGGTGCCTCCAGGTGACGTTAACCAGTTAACAATTAACGCCGGATACAGAGAATCCACCCATAACACTGTTTTTGGTTTTAACTGTTCCGCGTGCGCTCAGCCGCATTCACCACATCACAAAATTCACTTTAAAAAGGGCGGCAGAGCAGTCACGGAGTAAAACTGATACCGCCAAACGTCACCAGAAAATTGATAACAGAGGGCGTTGCAGCGGGGTTGTCACTTAAGCGTATGGTCAACCTGACAACCCGGTGTCCTCAATGGGGGAAGGAATAACCCCGCCATACTTACCGCCGCGCCATTTCGCGGATTGCCACAACCGGAAGCGCACGGTCGACGAAAATTTAACGACAGGCTATCTATGAACCAGCTACCTCGCTGTGCGCTTTCGCGTTATGGTCTGACTTTTCAGGGAAATATCCTTTCAGTAAACTGTCAGTGCCGGATGCTCACCCGTGTCCGGCGCACGCACTCCACCTCACCTGTGAATAAATTAATGATTAATTGATATTTTGTTGTTTGATTCAACTTTCCCATCGGATGTGTGATGCTTTAAATCACAGGAATTAATACTGCTTGCTGTAAAATGATTTTCAAGGGGAGCTATTCGAATCCCTTTCTTTTTCATTAACAAGCCAAATCCTTTATTAATGATGTCCATTAATTCCAGAAAGTATTTTTCATGTAAATCCTGGTTATCAGAGAGCTGCTTCTCTTCGTACAGCCCGATAAAGGCTCGGCGTACGTTACCGGATATATTGTCGATGGTTTCTTTTTCTACGGTACTCAGGTCAAGAGTCGCCAGTTGAGAGCGAACCACATTCGATGCCATTTCCTGGAATGGTACTGGTAAATCTTTAAATTCCATCGTCAACCTCATCAGTCAGTGTTTCTGGTTAACCAGCGACGCGCGCCAGCTTCAGTTTTAAACGTTTTGCTTCTGGTATACGTCATCGCGGTAAACGTACCGTCCTGGTTGGGGAACACGCCACATACCAGAGATTCGCTGTTGCCAAGATCGATAGTATCCATGCTGACCTCATTTCCCCTTAACGCCGGGGTAGCGGAACAAAAACCTGCTGCATAGTTATTAAAGTTGAACCCTGCCGTCATGTTCTTACGCATCGGGCTGGCTACTTAACCCCTGACCACTGCCTGGTAACTCGAGGTATTGCCCTGTATTGTGTGGGACGGGATGGGTTGGTATGGGAAAACTATAGGAAATGCCTAATTACTTGTCAATAGGCTATGCCTAATAATTTGGGCGCGACCTAATAGGTGATGGTTTGTGGGAGAGGTAGTAGGAGTTAACTAACGGGAACTAGGAATTTCCCGTCGGACCATATAAGTTTAAGTTCCTGTCTTGGTGATGTTCTGGCTTTTCCGTTTTGATTCTTGATTTTTCAGATAGTTAGCTACCTTCATTTCCATTGCGGCAATGTAGGCGCGAACGTCATGATCAACCCAACTAGGCTCCGTAGCATTTCCAGATAAGAGGAAAGCCACAATTGCTCTTTTTTCATCAGAGGCGGCTTGATAAAGGCTGTTTATGTCTAAAAGTTCACTTTTTGTATCTGAAGTGGATGGGGTTGGTATGGGGTATTCGTTAAGCCCCCAATGCTCTGGACCAACCACATCAGAAAAGAAACGCCATAGTTCTGGAAGTTTGTCTTTACTTATCGAACCTTTCTTAATCCAGTCATGGATTGATGGTGGTTGGACTTTGAAATGACGTGCGATTTCCGCCTTTGATTTGACGGCTCCTGATGCAATTTTTTTGTTAATGGCCTGCTCAATCGCTCGGCCTAAGTCTTTACCACTAAGCATTGCTTAATAGTCTCCTATGCGCATCGCGTTAGGCAATCCCTACTCTCGATGTATTAGGCATAGCCTATTGACAATTGCATTAGGCTAAGCCTAATATTGTTGCGTGTTTTTTGGAGTTCATTCGATGAAAAAAGATAACTATTCATTCAAACGAGCTTGTGCTGTTGTCGGTGGGCAATCAGCAATGGCTAGGCTTTTAGGTGTATCTCCTCCAAGCGTAAATCAATGGATCAAAGGTGTACGTCAGTTGCCTGCTGAGAGATGTCCTGCGATTGAACGAGCAACAAAAGGTGGTGTCCTGTGTGAAGAACTTCGTCCTGATGTTGATTGGACATACTTACGACGCTCGTCATGTTATTCGCAGAATATGTCGATGAAGCAACCAAATGACGAAAACGATCATACCCGAAGCATCAAGAGGCAAATGATTCATGAAAATCAAACATGAGCACATCCGCATGGCGATGAATGCTTGGGCATACCCTGATGGTGAGAAAGTTCCTGCAGCTGAAATAGCCCGGACTTATTTCGAACTGGGGATGACGTTCCCTGAACTGTACGACGACAGCCATCCGGAAGCCCTGGCCCGTAATACACAGAAAATTTTCCGTTGGCTGGATAAAGACACCCCTGATGCTGTTGAAAAAATTCAGGCTCTGTTACCGGCGATCGAAAAGGCAATGCCGCCTCTGCTGGTGGCCCGTATGCGCAGTCACAGCTCTGAGTATTACCGGGAGATTGTCGAACGGCGGGATCGGCTGGTGAAGGATGTCGACGATTTTGTTGCGTCAGCGGTTGTTTTGTATGACCAGATGAATCGCGGCGGCCCGGCAGGGAATGCTGTGGTGATGCACTAAAAGCACGGTGTTCGGGGGTTTTATGAGCAGCAAGCTTCATGGTCTTGTCTGGGAAGGGTGCGCCTTCACCGGCATGATCTTATCCAGGGTGGCGGTTATGGCCCGTCTTGCAGACTACAGCAATGACGAGGGCGTGTCATGGCCTGCCATTGAAACTATCCGGCGTCAGATCGGTGCAAGAAGTGAATCCACAGTGAAATCGGCTATTGCAGAACTGGCGAAAGAGGGCTGGCTGACGAAGGAAGAGCGTAAGGTCGGTGGGCGTAATGTAAGCAATATCTATCGACTTAATGTGGAAAAACTCGAAGCAGCTGCGGCGGCGGCGCGTGAGTCATATAAACCGAAAAGAAAAATTAGCCCGGCAAAAAATGACCCGTTAACAGTTGACCCGTCAAATATTGACCCCTCAACGGTTGACCCGTCAAATTTTGATGGATCAACTGTTGATAAAAAACTGCCGATTAGGGGGGCGATGATTGACCCCGATCCGTCAGTATTAAAACCTGATCCGTCAGATAAAAGATCTTCTTGTCCGGACGCTTCGCAACCGGACCCGCAGACGGCTGAACAGGATTTTTTAACCCGACACCCTGACGCGGTTGTGTTCAGTGCGAAAAAACGCCAGTGGGGAAGTCAGGAAGATTTGGTGTGCGCACAGTGGATCTGGGGACGAATCGTGAGTCTTTACGAGCAGGCGGCCAGCTATGATGGCGAGATCACTAGACCGAAAGAACCCAACTGGACAGCATGGGCCAATGACGTTCGCACAATGCGGATGCTGGATGGCAGAACTCACAGACAAATTTGTGAAATGTTTGGGCGTCTCCAGCGGGATTCGTTCTGGGTAAAAAACATCATGAGTCCGGCAAAACTCCGGGAAAAATGGGATGAACTGGTTATCCGCCTGGGGCGTTCGCCTGCGCAGCGTTGCGTGAATCACATTTCTGAACCGGACACTGAAATTCCGCCGGGCTTCAGGGGGTAAGTGTTAATTTCTGGTCATGAGGTAATTTTCAGGAGGGCTTGTGGCAAAAGTTTTTACACAAGAAGAGCGGGAAAAAATTAAAGGGCAGGTTGTTGAACTCGTACGCCAGAGTGGGCGCGAGACGTTACGACAACTGGAAACTAAAACTGGGGCAACAAGATATCTGATGAGCGTTCTGGCCAGAGAGCTGGTTGCCAGCGGCGATGTATACAACTCCGGCTACGGGTTATTCCCCTCTGAACAGGCGCGTAAGGACTGGCAAAACGCCCGCAAAAAACTCTCGAGGGCAAAGGTGAAGAAACCTGCTGTGGTTGATCCGGACCTTATCTGGTCATCACCTGACGGAGAAATACGTCGCTACGACAGTCGCCTAAACATAATCTGTCGCGAGTGCCGGAAGAGTGAAGCTATGCAGCGTGTACTGGCTTTCTATCAGGGTAATTTTCAGGAGGCGGTACTGTGAGTGAAATTAGCTATCAGGCTTCAATTACCGCTGGCATTCGCATCAAAGGAGAGGAGCATGGAAATAAAACCAGAGGATGAGTTAAGCAATATCGTTTTATTTCCGGTAAAAGAGGATGACCCTCGTAATCAGGTTAATTTTCTTTATGAGCCATCGGAAAGACCATATTGTCATCACGCCTCTGTCCGGGTTGACGAAAAAGAGCGTCAGGTCCGCTGTAAAATCTGCGGTGCAGTTGTGGAGCCATTTGACTGGATGCTCTCTGTGGCGAAAAGAGAAACCAGACTGGCAGATGATGTAAGGCTCTTGCGTCAAGAGGAGCGGGAAAGGCGAAAAAATATAGAAAAGCTAATTCAGATTGAGCGTAACGCGAAAGCGCGGATACGCAGGGCGACAAAATCCAGAACTGAATAATTAAATTTAGCTCTGTTAAAAATTTAATCCTTAACCGGAGGGATTTCTGCACCCTCAGAACATCAGGAGGCCGCCCGAAAGGGCGGTAGTTAAATGCGAAAGTTTAAAATAATTATTGAAACGGGAATAGCCGGTGGAGATTTCGAGGATGAATTCGAAGTGGATGATGATGCGACGCCTGATGAAATACATGACGAAGCAAAAGATATTTTCTTTAACTACTGCAATTACTCATATCACGAAATAAAAGACGAAGAGGAAGAACAAAATGGCTGATTTTGGTTCAACTAAATACAACGTCAGTTTTGAAGAATGGCATGAACTGTTAATGGACTATGCAGAGTTACGTGGTGGCAGTGCTGCTGATGCTGAAGCATGGCGTGATGATTATGAAGCAGGAAAAACTCCGGTCGAAGCATATTGTGATGAGTGGGGCGATGAATGAGCGAGGTTAATTATCAGGAAGGGCATGAAACGGCGGGGCAAGCAAAAACAGTGGCATGGCGATATCGCTACGTGAAAAAAAAGGCGTTACGGACTTTCAGGGGAAGTAGTGGTCTGGTGACTGGAAATATGTACCGAAAAAAGAGGATTGTAACGACAGGCCGAACTATGAAATTCAGGCCTTATTCACTGCCCCGCCAGTCCCGGTTACATCAGAAGAACTGGTTAAAGCTGTGCACTTTTATGAACAACTAAAACGCGAAAATCCACCAGCATCCGGAAACCTGATTACAGATTCCCAGATAAGGCAATGAGCTACCTGGCGCAGAACGGGCTGATAAGTATGGGGAATGTTTTACGATGAATATTTAGACTAAAGAGTTTGTAACGCTATGTAAGTGATTTTTTCTGGTTTAGATATTTATATATCCGGCCAAATTGAGGTGTGTTTAAATGTAATTGCACATTGATTGTAGGAGGAATAATGAAAAACGCATTGCAGTTTTTGTTTGTTGCGTTCTGGTTGTTCGTATCATGTATGCCCATCATCTTCACAGCAAGGTATATGGAAAAAGTTGATGTTTTGATATTAATATTTGGATATATAAATGCCCTTTTTTTAGGGGTGTTCATGGCGGTCATGTGCATTGAATACTGGCGGTAAATACAGCGAACGCCATTGGTTTAGTTGGATATTTACTGTGCCGGACAAAAACGGTTTGCGGGGAAATCTTAGTTAAGTAGAATGACTGCGGGTGCTTGAGGCTATCTGTCTCAGGCATGAACACCAAAAGGCAGATAGAGAAAAGCCCCAGTTAACATTACGCGTCCTGCAAGACGCTTAACATTAATCTGAGGCCATATCTATGCTCTACACACGTAGGTTAGCCTCTTACGTGCCGAAAGGCAAGGAGAAGCAGGCTATGAAGCAGCAAAAGGCGATGCTAATCGCCCTGATCGTCATCTGTTTAACCGTCATAGTGACGGCACTGGTAACGAGGAAAGACCTCTGCGAGGTACGAATCCGAACCGGCCAGACGGAGGTCGCTGTCTTCACAGCTTACGAACCTGAGGAGTAAGAGACCAGGCGGGGGAGAATCCCTCGCCACCTCTGATGTGTCAGGCATCCTCAACGCACCCGCACTTAACCCGCTTCGGCGGGTTTTGTTTTTTCCTAGCATTCTGGTTTACAATTCGCACACCAGCCTGAACAACTGGCACCTGCTGCGCCAGCAGAGACAACCGATGGCGCACGATACCAAATTACACAATTCTGATAATTCAGCCGTCTTTGCCAGCAGGCGCGGACGGTGTTTTCACGCATTCAAATCTGACTGGTACCAGCATCCCCCATGCACTGAAGAACAGGCCGAATGGCTCATTCAGTGTTACCGCAGGCGCGGATACGAGGTTAAAAAAGCCCTTAGCCTCGACTACCGTCACTGGATAATCTCCGTCAGGCTTCCTTACTCTGAACGCCCACCGCGTCCGTCCCGCACATTCCAGCAACGCATCTGGAGGTAACGTGCGGGTATTACTTCGACCTGTTCTGGTACCGGAACTCGGGCTGGTGATCGTTAAGCCGGGCCGTGAATCCATGCCGGTATTCCACAATACCCGGGTACTGGTGGAGCCGGAACCGAAAAGCATGCGTAATCTGCCGTCCGGGGTCGTTCCTGCCGTTCGCCAGCCGCTGGCGGAGGATAAATCATTACTGCCATTTTTCAGCGACGAACGAGTGATTCGTGCTGCTGGTGGCGCTGGCGCATTGTCTGACTGGTTACTGCGCCATGTTAAATCCTGCCAGTGGCCACACGGCGATTATCACCACAGTGAAACCGTCATTCACCGTTATGGTACCGGCGCAATGGTGTTGTGCTGGCACTGCGACAACCAGTTGCGTGACCAGACCTCCGAATCACTTGAGCAACTTGCTCACCAAAACCTGTCAGCATGGATGATTGACGTCATTCGTCACGCAATGAATGGCACACAGGAGCGTGAATTATCGCTGGCTGAATTATCCTGCTGGGCGGCCTGCAATCAGGTGGTGGATGCACTACCTGAGGCAGTAGCGCGTCGTTCGCTGGGATTACCAGCGGAAAAAATCCGCTCCGTATACCGTGAGAGTGACATCGTACCGGGAGAACAGACAGCCATCAGCATACTGAAGCAGCGCACAAAAAATATTGCGCTGCCACTTCACGTCCACCAGCAACAAAATCCACCACAGGAAAAGACGGTGGTCAGCATTGCCGTTGATCCGGAGTCTCCGGAATCCTTCATGAAACGACCTAAACGTCGCCGCTGGGTTAACGAGAAATACACGCGCTGGGTGAAGACACAGCCGTGTGCGTGTTGTGGTAAGCCAGCCGACGATCCCCATCACCTGATTGGTCATGGTCAGGGCGGAATGGGGACAAAATCTCACGATATTTTCACGCTACCGCTGTGTCGGGAGCATCACAACGAGTTTCATGCGAATCCTCTGGCGTTCGAAGAAAAGCATGGTTCTCAGGTTGATTTAATTTTTCGTTTTCTTGATCACGCCTTTGCAACTGGCGTGCTTGGGTAAAAGAGGTGACTGATGCTCATAGATTTGGTTTTACCTTACCCGCCGACGGTGAACACTTACTGGCGACGCCGTGGCAGCACATATTTTGTATCAAAAGTCGGTGAGCGTTATCGCCGTGATGTGGCGCTTATTGTTCGCCAGCAGCAACTGAAATTAAACCTGTCCGGAAGGCCGGCAATAGAAATTATTGCAGAGCCACCGGATAAGCGCCGTCGTGACCTGGACAATATCCTGAAGGCACCACTGGATGTACTGACGCATGCGGGGCTGCTCATAGACGACGAGCAGTTTGATGAAATTAATATTGTGCGCGGTCAGCTTGTTCCTGGTGGGCGGTTGGGGATAAAAATCACAGAACTGGAGTATGCATGAATAACCAGTATTTACAGTTTGTTCGTGAGCAACTCATGATTGCCACCGCCGATTTGAGTGGATCAACAAAAGGGCAGCTTGAGGCCTGGCAGGAGAATGCCATGTTTGATACAGGGCGTTACAGGCGTAAAAAAATCCGGTACCGCGATGAAGTGACTGGAAAAATGATAACGCGGGATAATCCACCAATCCCGGGAAAGCAATCGCTGGCGAAGGGGGCGTCAATTCCTCTCGTCAGTCCGGTTGAGTTTTTGACATCATCGTGGCGGCGGGCTGTTCTGTCTCTTGAAGAACATCATAAAGCCTGGTTGTTGTGGTGTTACAGCGGGAGTATTTGTTGGGAATATCAGATCGCGATAACGCAGTGGGTGTGGAATGAATTTAAAACCCGGTACGGCACCAGAAAAATTGCAGGGAAAACGCAGGAGCGCGTGAAGAAGTTGATCTGGCTGGCGGCACAGGATGTCAGAGGATGGATTACCGGGTGTGAGGTCTACCAGAGACAGGAGCTTGCCAGACTGTGTGGAGTTAAGCCTGATAACTGGAGCCATAATTATGCGAACTACTGGCGTGAGATGTGCGATATTTTTAAGAGTCTCGATAGAGAATCTGTGATTTGCACCGTGAAAATAAGAGCGCAACAAAAAGCGATTTTTTCACGACGAGATATTGCAAAAGTCAATTAAATAGCGTACGTTTCGTATAAATCTGATATTTTGCCGATTTTGTACGCGATGGCAAAGTAAGAAAAAAAACTGCCGTCAGGCGGTTTTTTTTATGCCCAAAATCGCGTCAGCACAGTAAACACGCTGGTGGTTGCGAATACGGGTCTTTCAGCTTGCTGGCTTTTTCGACAAGAGTTATTGGTATGTCACGTTAACCGGAAAAAGGAAAAAGACATGCTAAAACAGCAGGATATGACAGAAACCGCCAGAGTGGTGTTTAATGAATTAAGCGTTACCGAACCGGCGACAGTCGGGGAGATAGCGCAGAATACTTACCTTTCACGCGAACGCTGCCAGTTAATACTGACTCAGCTGGTTATGGCGGGTCTGGCAGACTATCAGTTCGGTTGTTACAGACGCCTTCCGCAGTGAAGGCTTTTTTATTTGTGGTAAATGGGCGGCTGGTGGGTGTTAGGGGCACCCACCAGCCATCTGCTCATGCGTTGGGTTCACAAGCAAACCTCAGGCCCACTGCTTTGCGCAAAAGCAGAATGAGCCTATCAGAGACAGGCTTAATGATCCATGCTTAATACTGTAAAAATATCCAGTTGTGAGTTAATCAACGCCGACTGCCTGGAATTTATCCGGTCGTTACCCGAAAATTCTGTTGACCTGATAGTCACGGACCCGCCGTACTTTAAAGTGAAGCCTGAGGGCTGGGATAACCAGTGGAAGGGCGACGATGATTACCTGAAGTGGCTGGACCAGTGTCTGGCGCAGTTCTGGCGGGGGCTGAAACCTGTCGGAAGTCTTTACCTGTTCTGTGGTCATCGCCTGGCATCTGATATCGAAATCATGATGCGTGAACGCTTCAGTGTGCTGAACCATATTATCTGGGCGAAGCCGTCCGGACGCTGGAACGGATGCAACAAGGAAAGCCTGCGGGCGTATTTCCCCGCCACAGAGCGCATTCTGTTCGCGGAACATTATCAGGGGCCGTATCGTCCGAAAGATGCCGGGTATGCGGCGAAGGGCAGTGCACTGAAACAGCATGTGATGGCCCCGCTGATTTCTTACTTTCGTGATGCGCGCGCGGCCCTGGGGATAACGGCAAAACAGATTGCAGATGCCACAGGAAAGAAAAACATGGTGTCGCACTGGTTCAGTGCCAGTCAGTGGCAGCTACCGAACGAAAGCGATTATCTGAAATTACAGTCGCTGTTTGCCCGGGTGGCAGAAGAGAAACATCAGCGCGGTGAACTGGAAAAGCCCCACCACCAGCTGGTGGATACGTATACGTCACTGAACCGGCAGTATGTGGAGCTGCAGAGTGAATATAAGCATCTGCGGCGGTATTTTGGTGTGACGGCGCAGGTGCCGTACACGGATGTGTGGACACATAAACCGGTGCAGTTCTATCCCGGGAAACATCCGTGCGAAAAACCGGCAGAAATGCTGCAGCAGATAATCAGCGCAAGCAGTCGTCCGGGTGACCTGGTTGCAGATTTTTTTATGGGCTCAGGTTCAACGGTAAAAGCTGCACTGGCGCTCGGGCGTCGTGCGATTGGCGTTGAACTGGAGACCGGACGTTTTGAGCAGACAGTCAGGGAAGTTCAGGATTTAATCGTTTGAAACGGATGAGATTGCAGAATTAATTACGCACCATTATTATTCTGCTTCCGGCCCTTTAGCTCAGTGGTGAGAGCGAGCGACTCATAATCGCCAGGTCGCTGGTTCAAATCCAGCAAGGGCCACCATCACAAACCGCCATTAGCTTATCAGGAAGAGCAGACGACACGATAACAGGGTTGTTGGTGCGGGGGCGGGTCCCCGATGGCGGTCCATTATCGGTATTCAGCGTTGTTAGCTCAGCCGGACAGAGCAATTGCCTTCTAAGCAATCGGTTACTGGTTCGAATCCAGTACAGCGCGCCATATTCATTCTTCCAGATTCCTTTCGGCAGAGCCTTATACTGAAATATACCTGGCTCAGGATATTGTTGAAAATATTATATGTTTGTCAAAAATAAAAGTTCTGTTAAGTGTTGATTGAGAGTTTGTTATACGGTCTAATGGTTTTTTCAGCATTAAATATTTATCATTCATATGGTGTGGGTAGAGTGAATATTGATGAGGCGTCGGGGTGTTTCATCCTTAGGCAGCGTATTGATATAGTCAATGCAGAACGAGCAAAGGCCTTCAGCCGTTTGACAGTTTTGTTCTGTACTCCTGATCGTCTTTCGGGAAGAGACGTTATTCTTCTGAATAGTGATGCTATACAGAGGGTTTGCGATGAGTTCATGGTTGCTAATTCAGAATTATTTGCTCTTGTTCAGGAGTACAACAGAATAGCCAGGACCTGTGGTATGGATGAACTTCGGATTACTCATCTGGGGTAGATACATATCTGGATTATCACCGGTTACGGTAAAAAGTGATTGCTTACTGTTTTTGTGAATGGCATTGCAGCAGCCGGATAATGTCAGTGCTGGCTGACGGTGTGCTGGTGGCGGGTGTGGTGGTTGTTGCTTTCCCGTTGCTGAAAAAGAAAACGCCAGACTGTTAGCCGGGTATCAGTTAGCGGGAGAAATTTTTAAATACTTCACAATTCAGGCGGTTGACTGTTGTCTGGTTTGCGGGGAGTTTGTTAAAAGAAACTGGCATGGTGAATCCCCCTGTGCGGAGGGGCAATCAGCGAGTAGGTATATGGGATAATCGCGGATTCAGGTGCTGGTACTGAATTCACCGGGAGGCACCCGGCACCATGCA